TTTATTTATGGTCATATGCTTGAAGAGTTAGTTCTATTTCTTTCCTATGCTTCTGGTCATCATGTATCAGAGCAACAGAAAAAGGTTAAGATAGGAGGTGTTGTAGGGCATAAGGATTGTAAGATTGATGGAGTCACAGTAGATGTAAAGAGTGCATCAGCCTATGCCTTTAAGAAATTTAAAGAAGGAACACTTTCAGAAGATGATCCCTTTGGTTACGTCAGTCAGCTATCTGCTTATGCTAAAGCAAACAATGAAAAGGAGGCAGCTTTCTTAGCTATTGATAAGTCAAGTGGCGAGCTAACATTATTACCTTTACATCAGATGGAGTTCGATGATGTTGAAACAAAGATTAAAGACATTAAAAAATCCTTGGAGCAACCAGAGCCGCCGTCTAAATGTTACGAAGACGTTCCCTTCGGTAAGTCTGGTAATCGCCACCTTGCCGTTGGTTGTAGGTACTGTGATTATAAGCGCCTGTGTTGGGCTGATGCTAATAATGGGGAAGGGCTTCGGGAGTTTAAGTATGCGTCTGGTCCTGTATACCTCACAGAAGTTAGATCAGTTCCTAATGTGGAAGAAGTTAAGTGAAAACCCAGAGTGCAAAAGCAAAGGGTAGGAGATTTCAACAGTGGGTCAGAGACAAGCTGATTGAGATACTCTCTATAAATGAAGAAGACGTAGAGAGTAGGAGTATGGGAGCCTCTGGAGAGGATTTAATAATGGCACAGGCGGCTCGTCAGAGGTTCCCCTTCTCCATTGAGTGTAAGAATCAAGAGAAGATAAATATATGGAACTCTTACAGTCAAGCGGAAACAAATTCAGGTAAGTATGAACCTATACTATTTATAAAAAAGAATAACAAAAAACCATTGGTGGTTATAGATGCGGAATATTTTATTAACTTATATAGAAAATAATCAAAAGCTTCATGTATATGATCCCATTGAAAAGTCTACTGATCCTAATGTAGAACTTTTTAATGGAGTAATTTTGCAAGCTTTAGTTGACATATGTAGTGAAGAAGAGTATGTTACGAAACACCACAAGGGAGCTAAAGAAGAGGCTATGGCTTGGTTCTTTTCTACTGTAGTATCTGTTGTGGATAACTTCGATATGGTATGTGACCTAGCAGGTATTAATTCTAGCAAGGTAAGAGACTTTGCTAGACGTATTACATTATCAGATAACAAAGAAGTATTGAGGCAACAAATGTTGAAACATTTTCATGACTGAATCTAGAGAAGATTTTACATCGTACATTGTAAGGAGGCATAAAGAATTGGATTTTGATACGAGTGCTAAATCTACACAGGTAGGTGGTAATCATTATAAAGATTGTAAGATACAACCCGTTGACTATATACATGCTAATGAATTAGATTTCTTTGAGGGTAACATTGTAAAGTATATTACTCGTCATAGAAAGAAAGGTTCTGGTCCAGAGGATATCAAGAAAGTGATCCATTACGCAGAGCTTATTTTACAGTTGGCCTATAACGAAAAACAGTAGGGGAATTAAATGTTTAAGTCTAATAAAAATCCACAGTTTAGATCAAAGTTTTCAGAAGACATTTTCTATACAAAGTACTCTCATGAAGGTGCAGAGACTATGCATGAGTTGGCGGCTACGCTTGTAGAAGATGTATGTCAAAAGCATATGAGTAAGTCTGAGAAGGACGAACTTGTAAGTCACATTGCGGACCTACGTTTTCTGCCCGGAGGACGCTATCTTTACTATGCAGGTAGAGATAAAAAGTTTTTTAATAATTGTTATCTATTAGATTGTGAAGAAGACACAAGAGAAGATTGGGCTAACCTCTCATGGAAGGCTGAGTCCTGTCTGATGACAGGTGGAGGTATTGGTGCTGACTACTCTGTGTACAGAGCAGAGGGTAAAACTCTAGGAGGTACTGGTGGTATCTCCAGTGGTCCTCTACCTAAGATGCAAATGATCAATGAAATTGGCCGAAGGGTCATGCAGGGTGGTAGCCGTAGGTCTGCTATCTATGCAAGTCTTAATTGGAAGCATGAAGATATCTATAAGTTTCTTGGATCAAAGAACTGGAAAGAGATGCCTATAGGTACAACAGGTCAGACGTTGTTCGACGTTAAACAGGATGATTTTAATTTTCCTGCTCCACTTGATATGACTAATGTCTCTGTTAATTATGATACAGAGTGGCTATTAAACTACTGGAATACAGGAGAACTTGGAGATGTCTTTATTACTAATGTACGACAAGCTTTATCAACCGCAGAACCCGGCTTTAGCTTCAACTTCTTTGACAAAGAACATGAGACACTTAGAAACGCCTGTACAGAAGTTACAGCAAACAACAGAAATGCACAGGACGGAGGTGATGATTCCGATGTATGTAATCTGGGTAGTCTTAATTTTGCTAGGATTGATGGCGTTCAGCAACTTCGTTCGGTGGTCGAACTGGCTACCAAATTCTTAATCTGTGGCACACTACGAGCGCAACTACCCTATGATAAAGTTTATAAAACAAGAGAAAAGAATCGTCGCCTTGGTCTAGGTTTGATGGGACTACATGAGTGGCTTATCCAACGAGGAAGCCGCTATGAAACCACAGAAGAAATGCACCGTTGGTTAAAAATTTATAAGTCAGAATCAGATAAAGTTTCTAGAGACTTTTCTAATAAACTAAATATCTCTAGCCCTGTTGCTATAAGGGCGGTAGCCCCAACAGGAACCATTGGTATTATTGCTGGTACATCAACAGGTGTTGAGCCTATCTTTGCTGTAGCCTACAAGAGAAGGTATCTAAAGAATCGTCGGTGGCATTACCAGTACGTTGTTGATAGTGCAGCACAGGAGATGATTGAGTTGTATGGTACTGATCCAGATAAGATTGAGTCAGCTATAGACTTAGCTACAGACTACGAACGTAGACTTTCTTTTCAGGCAAACATTCAAGAGTATGTGGATATGTCAATCTCCAGTACGATTAATCTTCCTGCTTGGGGATCAAAAGAAAACAATGAAGACCTTGTTGTTCCCTTTGCTAATACCCTTGCTAAGTATGCACATAGACTTAGAGGATTTACCTGCTACCCTGACGGTAGTCGAGGAGGACAACCTCTTACAGTTGTTCCCTACAAAGAAGCTGTCGATAAGCTTGGTGAAGAGTTTGAAGAGAACATTCAAACACATGATATATGTGAGATAGCAGGTACAGGAGGAGTCTGTGGGGTATAAGAAAACAGAAAATAGAAAAAAATATAAAAGAGAATACATGAGATCGTATCGCTCAAAACCTGAGAATAAAGAACGTCTAAGACAACAAGCACTCGGTTACAGCAGAAAACGGGACGTTACAATTGTTGGTAAACTCCGTAGAGTAAAAGAAAGGAGTAAAAAAATTAATGTTGAGTTTAATTTAACGAAAGAATACTTAGAAAGTATCTATCCGACTGACGGTATGTGTCCATTGCTAAACATAGCATTAAATTGGCATAGCCCTCCAAGACATGATAGCACTCCATCGTTAGACAGAATTGATAATAGTAAAGGATACATAAAAGGAAACGTACAATGGGTAAGTTGGAGGGCTAACCGATGTAAAAATAATGTAACTCCAGAAGAGCTTCTTATGCTTGCTCAAAACTACAAAAAGATATACGACGAAGCTATACTCTCGTAGCTCAATGGATAGAGCAACAGACTTCTAATCTGTAGGTTGCAGGTTCGAGTCCTGCCGAGAGTGCCAAATAAATACTTGACAATAATAATAAACTATGATATACACTAAGAAGGGAACGCCATAATGGGTTCCCGCAACATCTTGCTTAAAGGAGATAAAAATGTTTACAGAGTTTATGAACAACCATGTTGTAGGTTTAAATGTTTTATTTGACGAGTTAAAAACAATGCAGGGAAATGCTGAGAAGGGAAACTTTCCTCCCCACAGAATAACTAATTATAAAAATGAAAAGTACTACCTAGAATTTGCAGTGGCCGGGTACTCTAAAGAGGAGTTAAACGTAGAGCTAACAGAATCAGATATTCTTGAGATTAGTTCTAACGGATCAGAACAAATGTACAACAAACTCATTGGTGCTAATGGCGATACAGATTGGAAATGTACATATGATGGTCTTGCTTCTAGAGCTTTTAAGAAAGAGTTTAAGTTGTCTCCCTTTATGGAAATCAAAGAGGTAACATATACAGATGGTATTCTTACAATAGCTATCTACAAAAAAGTTGTAGACGAGAAAGAAACAAAAACATTTGAAATTAATTAACAGGAGGGGGAGGCAGAAATGTCTCCCCTATAACCTATGTCAAAAGAAGTAAATAAAAAAATCTTAGAAACCTATCCGGTAAAAAAGAAAACAAGTATTGGTATGTCGGTTCTTTCAAGACCAACTAACAAATCAAAACGTAAAGCTTGGAAACCTTACAAAGGACAAGGAAAGTAATGAGTAAATTCTTAAAGTTGGACAATGAAGTATTTAATATTTTTTGGCCTGACTTGAGTAAACTTTTTATAAAGGTTATTAAAACTCAAGCATCAGGAAGAGATAGCCTTGAGCTACTACACACAAAGATTTCTAATAAGCTATTAGATGTGTGGGTCTACAGAGGAGAAGATGGTGTATACAATGATGATGGCGTTATTGAGGCTGCATTCTGCACAAGCATCACAGAGTATCCCGATAAACGTAGTCTCTTCTGGGGCTATATGTCAGCAGATAATAATACTATGAATAACTGGAAAGAATCTTTATGGACTACTCTTAGAAACTATGGCAATCAAAATCAATGTGACTGCATAGAATACTTTTCAAACAGAACAGGATGGACTAGAGTGTTAGAAGAAAACGATGACGTTGAAAACATTGAGCCGATAGGCACTGTATTTGAGATTAAATTATAATGACGACAGATAACACCATACCTAATATTTATATTGGTTATGACTCTAGAGAGGACCAAGCTTATAGAGTTTTAAGAGAGTCAATCTTGGATCATACAAGCGCACCTGTAAATATTATTCCCTTGAAACAGGGGCGACTTAGAGATATTAATTTTTACAGACGAAGCTACTATGTATCGGGTGACGGTACTAAGTTAGATGATACAGACAGAAAACCATTCTCTACAGAATTTAGTTTCACTAGATTTCTTGTACCGTTTTTAAATATGCATAGAGGTACTGCTCTTTTTATGGACTGTGACATGCTAGTCAGATCAGATATTATGGAAGTTTTTGATATTCCTAAACAGTCAGAGAGGAAAGCTCTCTGGTGTGTTAAACATGACTACAATCCTAAGTCTGCTATCAAGATGGATGGGCAGGTACAGCAGCAATATAGTAGAAAGAACTGGTCTTCTTTTATTTTGTGGTCCTGTAGCCACCCCGACCATAAAAATCTTACTATAGATGATGTCAATTTAAAAACTGGTTGGTACTTACATAACTTTCAATGGTTAGATGACAAAGATATTGGAGAGATTGATCAAGCATGGAACTGGTTAGACGGGCATTCGGATGATACCCTTGATGCAAAGAATGTACACTTTACAAGTGGAGGTCCTTGGTTTAAAGAATGGAAACCAAAGCAAAGGTCAGACGCTAAGTATGCTCTAGAGTGGCAAGTCTTATCAGACAGTATTGAAGTAGAAGAAGTTCTCGGAAAGGAGAAACAATTAAAATGGAAAAAATCTTATGTTTAAAAATGTAACTGTAGTAACTTCCTTTTCAGAGGATGGCTGGGATACCTACGCAAAAGATATGATCTGGTCTGTTGCAGAAAACTTTGCACCAGAGATTAAAGTGGTAGCTTATTATCATGACTTTGATATTACAACAAAAGAATTACCTGAATCAAAAAACATTGAGTATCGAAACTTAAATAATCTTGAGGACATGCTTGAGTTTAGAGAGCAGTTTAAAGAGTATGACGGTACAATGGGTGGTAAGGCTATCTATAACTTTAGAGTAGATGCTATTAAGTTTTGTCATAAAGTCTTTGCTATTTCTGATTGTGCTTTTGGAATGGTTGAGTCAAAAGAAAATCCCGGCTGGCTTGTATGGCTGGATGCTGACACAATAATTACAAAGCCTTTAAGCAGAGGTAATCTTTTAGAAAACTTACCTACTGGATCAGACCTAGTACATCTAGGAAGAAAGAATTTTACATATAGTGAAACATCTTTCATTGGTCTAAATCTAGAAAGTCAAGTACCTGTAGATTTCTTAGGAGATTTCTTAGGTGCCTACTTATCAGGAGAAATATTACAGTACAGAGAATGGCATGATGGTTTTATTTTTGAAAGATTACTTACTATTTATAAAGCACATGGTTTAAAGTATCATGATTGGACGGGACACATAGATATTAAAAGCATGACAGATGGTAAGCAAGCCTTTGAGTTATTTCCTCTTGGAGATTATATAGAACATAAAAAGGGTGCTAAGAAAAAGAATAATCTAGAAGTTTCTCCTGATGTTACAGGACCAGCAAGATACAAACAAATTGGTCGGCTGATAGAAATTTATAAACCAAACTCTATTGTAGAAACTGGTACATGGAACGGTGGTCGAGCTATTGAGATGGCTATGGCAGCATTCCAGCATGTAGATGAAGTTACCTATACAGGCTATGATCTTTTTGAAGAGGCTACAGAGGCACTTGATAAAGCAGAGCTAAACAGCAAGGCACATAATAGTTTAGAGGCTGTAGAGGCTAGGCTAAATGAGTTTGCTGGTGCAATGGAAAGCCAAGGAAAAACATTTAACTTCACCCTCTTTAAGGGAGACACAAAGAAGCAGCTTAAAAATACTAAAGTAGATTTTGCTTACATCGATGGTGGACATTCAGAAGATACAGTCAACCATGATTATGAAATGCTTAAAGAATCAGACGTTATTGTATTCGACGATTATGTTAGTAAGGACGAGAATGGTAACGATCCCGGTGAAGAGTTCTATGGTGTAAATAAAATTATAGAAAAGTTTGAAGGTCGTAAAAAAGTTTTACCTTCTCAAGATAGAATTGTAGAGGGAGGTATAACACACCTAGCAGTTATTATTAATAACGATAACATTCCTGACATTCCAGAAAACTTTACTAATGTTCCTATCGTTATTCAACCTAGAGACTGTATGCCAAAGGAAGACATTCAAAATAATGTAAAACAAAATACTAAAATTATTAAGAAGTGGGTTGGTAGAGCAAGTCCTAACGACGAGGTTGCTCTTATAGTTTCTGGTGGATCAAGCACTGACTTTGATAAGGTTAGGTCTATTATTAAAATGGAAGGTGAGGAAAGAACAAAGGTGGTATGCGTTAAACATTCTTATCCTACTCTCCTCAAAGAAGGTATCCCGCCTTGGGCATGTGTAATCCTAGACCCTAGACCTATTGAAGGTATAAGTACACATGGTGTTGTACGAAAAGATTTATTTAAAAAAATTGATAAGAAGACAATCTTTATGCCAGCATCTATGACTGATCCCTCTATTACCAAACTTATTAAAAAGAAAACAAATAATATTATTGGATGGCATGCATTCACACAATCACTTCAAGAAAATCAAAAAGATAAGCTTGTGAATAATGCAGTAAAGGTAAATGAAGAGCTTGGTATTGCAGAAGGGGCTACCATGATTACTGGAGGAACTTGTGCTGCTATGAGATCGATAGGCATTATGCACACACTAGGGTTTAGAAAGTTCCATCTGTTTGGTTATGACTGTTCTTTCCCAGAGCCATCCGAAGAAGAAAAAGAAAAACTATTAGAGGATGGAAAGCCTAAGTATCTAAAGGTAGGTATTAAAGATAAAGAATACTGGACAACAGGAGAACTTATTGCTATGGCACAAGATTGTGAAAAGCTTTTCTCAAAAGAAGATGTTGACATGAAGATTAATTTTCATGGAGAGGACACCCTTGTTGCTTCTTGTTGGGAACTATCTCCAGTACATCAACTAAAACACTATCATCAAGTACTAGATTTATAGGAGGATATTATGTTAGGAATTGCAGAGAGTGTTATTGGAGTAGCTGGTAAAGTCCTTGATAAATTTGTAGAAGATAAAGATTTAAAAACTAAACTTGACGCAGAACTTAGATCACAATTAATTAATCTAGATACTCTTCAAGCACAAACAAATATGGAACAAGCCAAACATGATTCTATTTTCGTTGCTGGGGCAAGGCCAGCTATCATGTGGATATGTGCCTTTGCTTTGGCTTGGCAGTACATCCTAGCCCCTATGGGGGCATGGGCGTTAGCTGTATGGTATCCTGTTGTAACACTCCCAGAGCTAGGCACTGAGGAACTTACAGGGCTTATCATGGCATTACTCGGATTGGGAGCAGCTAGGTCATACGAAAAATCTAAGGGCGTAGCAAGGAACAGTATGAATAGGTAGTTAATATGTTAAATGAAAAACAAGAGAAGTTTGCACAAGCGTATGTCTTAAATCATAATGCTACTGATGCAGCAAAAACAGCAGGGTACTCTGATAGATCAGCTTATAACCAAGGCTATAGGCTTCTACAAGAGGAGGCTGTAAAGGAAAGGATTGAAGAGTTATCAAGAGACTTAACAACTAATGTAGATGTTGTGTCTGAGATTGAAAAACAATATGAGTATGCTAAAGGTCAAGGACATATCAATAGTGCTATTAAGGCTCTTGAACTTTTGTCAAGAGTAAGAGGTAATACAGTTGATATAGGGAAGAATGTAGAAAAGGATGAGCTTGTAAACATGGTGGTAGGTTGTCTACAAGTTTTAGGTAAGGAAGAAGTAGATAAGATTATATCGAAGTGTACCTTTGATTAAGGCGGCATAGCCTGTTGAGAAATCATTTTTGAGAAGAAGAACCAAGTTGTTTCAAAAAGCTCATAAATAATTTTACATCTCCTCTTTTATTATTGGATGTTTACCATTATGCATGTGAGACAATCTGTCTACACCAGCCTCTAAAACTTCTATTCTAGTTTCCATGCGTTCTAAACTTCTATGAAGTTTCTCCCTATTATCAGGAGATAGTATACCCGATAGTGTATTAATTTTATTTTCAGTCACCTGAGTACTAATATTATTTTTTTCTAGATTCTCAAATAGTTCATTTATATTTTTTTGAATACTTTTTACATCCTCTTCTAACTCAATACATTTCTGCCGAGTCACAACAAAGCTTGTAATTACAGAGATTAACATACCACCCAATGTGATCAGCAGTCTAGCGTCCAACTCCATCAGTAGCTCCACACCCAAGGCCGAGGATGACTATTCTCATTCATATTATCAAGATGTATAAACCTATTTTCTGCCGGACCGTTTTGAGCAATACCTATTCCGGTCATGCCATGTTTAATAGCAATTTGAATTAGCTTGTAAGCAACGGTTCCCATACACACTATGTCAACTGCTCTACCATAAGTATGTGGAGAGTTTGTAGAGCCGCCTATTTTAGCATTATGCTCAGGACTTCTGTATCCTGAAGATACAATTAAAGGTCTATCCATTTCCCTTCTAACATTAACAAGCATAGACATAAAATCTTCCTGCATATTACAGGCACCAGTACCCTTACACCCAAGTTCATTGATAGTAAAATATTCCCATTTAGACATATGAACCTCCGTTATGTCTCATTCTTAATATAGATAAGATCAAGTCCTGCACTAATAGCAATATCAGCACCACTACTGTCACCTATTGCTCTAATTTCTAAATCAGTTTTTTCTTCAAACTTTAAGGGTATTTGATATTCTTGGTGATGACTGCTTGCATCTTTTACAAATTTATCTTTGACCTGAAAAACACCACCATAAGGTCTTGATAGTACAGTACCTGTACAGTATTTATTATTCTGTGTAGTAGCTACCGTAATATCTATTTGATATAAGTATGCTGTATATCCTGCAGGTACTGTCCATAAAGCCATTAGAGTTTGGTTGTCTCCTATAGCTATAGTAGCATACTTATTTGTAGGTACACCTACCGTTGGAGTAGGTTCATCACCTACATAAATAACACCAGCATTTTGCCCACCAGTTCCTGCTGTATCAACCGTAACTCTAAAGACTCGTATCCAGTTAGAAGCATCTCCTAATTGTACACCATTTCGTCCATCTAAATCTACTGTCACAGATACTTCATTATAATTAGTATCCAGACCTGAAACTGTAGCAGTTCTTGCACCTGTACCTGCTACGTCATCTGCAGTAGATGAACTAGAAATATAAAGAGTAGTTGCTGAAGACAGGTAAGAATACAAGCCACCCTGCGCCCATACAGTTTCAAGTGCATTATCTACATCAGGATTAAATCCAAATTTAAAAATAGACTTATGATCAAATATTTGATTACGAGCTACCTGTAATTCAAATGGTTCAACCCGTCCATTTTTTGTTATGCTTGATGGTATAGTCATAATTTATTCCTCTCTAATAGCAGTACCATATAATTGTTGGTAAACTCTATTCATATCTTCAAGGGGTAGAGGCGCTCCAGTTGCAAACCGTACTCGTCCCATAGTCTCACTAACACCATCGGGAATAAACATATTTGCATCAGCAGCATTAATAAGTTCCTGCACACTTGGTCCCAAGTCTCTTGTAAACTGTTGCGTCAATCCCCTATCTAATTCTGACCTAAAGTCTTCTTGGAATATATTTCCATAAGCATTTAAAGTTGCTTGCAGTTTTTTAAACTTAGAAAGCTTTTGCTCTTGTCCCTTTACATAGGCATCGTATACAGCATCTGGACTTTGATTTTCATAAGATGCCAACCTCTCATTTACATAAGCACCTGTGTTCTTTATATCAGCTGTAATTGGTAGTATGTTTCTTCTCATTCCCTGAGTAAGATCAAGTCTTGATCTTTTTAATCCAAAGAACTCTTCAAGACCGTCGTATCCTGCAACACCTGCAGCACCTGATACAAGACCTCCTGTTGGGGTGGAGTAACCATACTTATTAACCTCATTACCTGTTGGATCAGATGTAAATGAATTAAATGTAATACCCTCTTCACCTAATGCCTTTGCTTTTGCTTGTTGAAATTTTAATCTATTCCTTAAAAATTTAAGAAAACCCGGCTCAAACATTTCACCTGTACCGATAGCAATATTTTTAAACGTATCTCCTATTTCTGTGGGAGTTTCAAAATCTTGTTGACCTCCCCCAAGAACTTCCATTAGTCCTTCAGTAATCATAGATGTACCTAAGAAAGGACCAAGCATTTGATCTGATAGCCGCAGTGTTAGTTTAGCAGCATCATCTGATGTAAACTCTTGATCATCAGAATATAGTTTATCTACTGCTCTATGTAATGTCCTACCACCTATCTTTAAATATTCAAAAGGATCAAGAGGACCAAGATCAACATAATCTACAACAGTATTTCCTCCAGCTTTTTTAAAAGGACTTAAAAATATTTTAGCTGAGTGTGCTGAGTAGCTAGGAACAAGATCATTAATAGCATCTTTCTGCTCATCAGATATACCATAAAGAGATTGAGTATAGTCTGATGCCATATCACCTCCTATACCAGCAGCAGTAATACCACCAAGCCTCTTCATTGCTTCAGCGGTTAATCTTGTATTGCCAGAAGCTAAGTCTTGCATGGTATACTTAACTAAGTTTTTAGTAACCCGCATCATCTCCGCAGGAAAAGCTAAGAAGTCACCGATAGGTGCGCCCCTTAGTTTTTTAAATCCTTTAGGAACTAGATTATAGTTAGGCATCAAGTCTCTTGTTCTCTGTGCAGCTAGTCTATCTAGTTCATCAGCGCCAACATCAGGGAAGGCTTTCTTTAAATAGTCTTTTGTTTTTTCAAAATGGATAATTTTAAAGTAATCATCCTCTGCTTGATAAAGTTTAAATAATTTATCACCACCAGTTCTCTTTAAAGCTTTTTCCATAAGCCCATTAGGCGTTGACTTAAAAGCATCACTTGCTACTTGCCTAATAATATTAGCAGTAACACCACTATCTATTATGCCAAGTTCTTGATACCTAGAAACATTCTCTGCTAGTTCTTTAGAACTAACATTTTTAAACTTAGTACCTATTGCCTGTGTAGCTTCCTTCCAACCTTTACCACCAGACAGCATGCCATTAGCAGTCATCAATACAGTATTACCCATTATATTTCTAAAGTGAGTAGAAGGATTAGCTACAGTTTTTGATACTTGAGAAATAGATTTAGCTTTAAGGAAGGTTCGTACAACACTGTTAGGATTAGCTCCAAAGAATCCATCTTGATTAAGAGTATCCTTTACCATCTTCTGATAATTTTTATTTGCATATAATCCTTCTAATGGATTTTTAAATGCACCACTATTGACACCTGAAATAATACGAGCCATTCTTTCTTCACCGGCCTCACCTAATGATTTAAGACCTGCTTCTGGTTCAGGAGAAACAACTCTTCTGGCACCTCTAATACCTGCCCTTGTTAAATCATTAGCGTCTAAGTGTCTTTTGACAGCATCAAGATACTTATATTCAGCTTTAAAAACAGACAACTTCTCCAGTGTGTTTTGAAAGTTTTTAAACGGGTCTTTTACCTCACCCCACAACGCTCTAATTTCTGGAGGAACATCCTTACGACTCCTTGTAACCCTACTTGTGCTGCCTGTATTCTCATACATATTATCTAAGAATTTAAAAATACCTTCAGCTTGATCACCCTTTTTACCAGAAGCTAAATCTTTTAATATAGGACCAATATTTTCTTCAGGTATCCCTTCAACATCTCTTAGGTATGCTGCTGCTCTTTGCTTAACATCGTCAGGTATATCTTCAAATTTATATTTAGGATCATCAAAAGCTCTATACGATCTATTTAAATATGTTCCTATATTTTCTCCTATCTTAACCTTTAACTCACTACCATCTTTAATAAAATTATCTTTTACAAAATTAGATAATGTATCAATCTCATTCCTCATTTGATCAACGGTATCAGCAGCAAATGCAGAGTCTGCTCTTAGTGTAGCCTTTGCCGTTTCGTCACCTTCTAAAGCTTTATTAACTACACCCTCCAGATAGTCATCATTATACAAACCTTTATCTTTTAATTCTTTTTCTAAAGGTTCGTTGAAACCTCTAACTTTTGTAAATGCTGCTGCAGCGGCACCATCTCGCTTAACAGCAAGCTCAAGCATAGTGTCATCTGTTCCACCAGTAGCAGTAAAATATTTACTAAAGGGTATAATTTCATCTATCTTCGGAGCCAAACTTTTACTAAGTCCTTTTAAAATTTTTCCTCCCCCAACAATAACACCACCAAGAATACCTTCTAATGCTAGATTATTAACAAGCTGATCTATGTATTGCTGCTCTTCTGGATCATCAAGATCAATAGTTCTACTTCTAATTTTATCTAAATATTCTTTTGGTAAAAGTTTATTGTCAACAAGAATATTAGCTATGTTATCCTCTGGTCTTTCATAAGCTGAATAAGTAAGATTAGCAGCACCAATGCCAGCAACATTTCTACCTATCTTACCCAATCCTGCAAGCTTTCCTACTTTAGCTACGCCAGTATAAGGAATAAGATATGATCCAATCTCAGCACCTATATTACGAATATCACCTGTCAAACCTTCACCATGATAAGGATCAAATGTTTCCTGAAAAACTCTTTTAGCTTCTTCGGGTATGTTAGCCCCAACATCGTCAGCAAAATTACTAATAGTATTTGATACAGATTCTGGTAAAACCATATCACCAAACTCAACAATACCTTTACCTGCTCTACCTAAAGCAGATGTAACCATAGCTACAGGTGCAGGACCAAATCCCTCTGTTGGATCAACCTCACCCTTTTCATACTTATCAAAAAATGAATCGTATTCTTTATAATATTCATTAGGATCAACACCGTAAGATTCTATAATACCTTCAACTTGTTCAGGTGCTACATCATCTTCAGCAATTTTATTTTTAATATCATGAAAGGTTTGAGTTCTAAAACTTATACCCATTTATGATTATCCTTATTATGGTTTGGACAATTTGTTTGCTGCATCTATTTTCTTTTTAGCTGCTTGTTGAGCATCATTTAGTGCAGCTTGAGTAGTTCTAGCTCCAGTAGTACCACTTGGTCTAGCACCTGTTTGACCTCTTACAAATCTCATAGTTGTAGCATAAGCTTGATCTGGGTCTGTACCTCTATTAAGCAATTGAGCTTGAAGATTAAAAGCTGATGCTCTAAGTACATTAGAAATACTTAATCCATTTAAAGCTTTATCTAATGAATCAACAGACTCTTTAGCATCTAAACCATACCTATCTGCTGTTAATTCAGCTTGAGCTTTTGCTGATCTTAAATTATTTTCAGAGTCAAGTTTACTTCTTTCCATATCAAGTTTAGTTTTAGCTAAATTAATATTAAGTTTATCTTTTAGGATATCACCTTCAATATCTTTAGCTGCTCGACTTTCTTTTCTAAAGTCACCTTGTATATTCTTTAACTCTGCAATAGAAGGTAGTGCAGCCTGATTTAGTTTTGCAAGGAACCCACCGGGTCCAGCTTGACCAGCAAATCTAGCTGATGTTGCAGCAAGTTCTGCGAATAATCTCGACTCTCTAGCTTCTTCTGCTTCAGATAATCTTTCAGCACCTTCTCCTTTTTTCTTTTCTAAGAAAGATAGATAGTCACTAAATGCTGTATCTAGTTGATCATAGTTATCTGATAAAGGATTACCTTTTTTATTTAAAAGATTATTTAACTCTTCTGCATTTAAAACAGATACAGGTTTTGTAGGTGGCGATGCCTCTTTAATAGCTTTATTTGATGCTTTTTCTACAGAAGCTTTTTCTTTAACTGCAGCAACTTCGGCTTCTTGGTTTTTAATTGCATCACTTTTTCCTATATCTGGGTCTAAATAATAATAAGGTACTCCAGCATCTTCTAAATTTTGTATACTTACTTCTTCAGCAGTGCTTCCAAAGGGATCAGCTGGTTGAGCAAGTCCTAATCTTGCTAGATAGTTACCCCTGTCTAAGTTAAAACCTGCAGTTTTATCATCTTCATCAGTGAATTGTTCAGTTCTACCAGTTAAAATTCTAGACTGAGCTTCAATAGTTTCTCTATTAGGAATTTGATCTGTAATCATATTTATATAATCACTAATACTTTTTTCTTTAGGTTGTGGTTTCTCTACAATTGACATAACCCCATCATCATCACCAACTTCTACTACAGGTGGTAAATCAGAAGCCTTTTGGTTTTGAAGACGAGTATCACTCCCTAACCTAAACTTCTTATTTTGTTCTACTACGCTCTCAGGCCTTCCAAATAGAGAAAGGACTGTATCAAAAATAGATGTTCTATCCCTTCCTTCCATTGGATTAACTATATCTCTAAATCTTGCAGAATCAACTTTTCCACCCGGATATGTTGGACGCTGGTTTAATAAATTATAATTATTCTGATGTCTCTCTAAACCTGCCAAGCCACCTCTAATCTGACCACCAGATTGACGAGGTACTACCTGACCACCAGCCTTATTTGAGAAGCCACCCAAGGCACCAAAGATACCAGCACCTGTACCAAGTGTACCTAGAATCTGTTGACCAAAGCTAGGTTGTGGCTCACTTCTACTTGTAACTTGGTATGTAGATGGTGTGAATGGGAAGCCTCGTACAAGAGATTGATACTCTTGTAATTGACGTAATGGAAATTCTCTTTGTTCAATAAAGTCTTTCTCAGCTAAGTTTAATGCTGCTTGTTCCTGTGCCTGTCGAGCTTCACCAGAACTAGAAAGCAATGCAAGCTCTCTAGCGGCCTGTGCAGGAGCAGCTTCACCAAGACCGGAGAACAATGCAGAAGATTGTAGCTGTCTACCCCTTTCAGACTCAAAACCTCTCTGAGCTTGTTCAAAGGCTGTAGCTAATCCTCTTTCTTCGATATCACTTAACTGTTGTTGTAAATTTCTTTGGGCTTCTGCCTCAAGGATAGCTGCCCTTGATCCACCAAAGGAGCCAGCTTGAACTGCTGCTGCATCTAACTTCGGTTGAATAGTTCCTTCATATTCTCTAATAGCTTCTCGTTTAGCTGTATCAGTTACACCTCGTAAGAATGGGTTCATCAAACGATCAGCATCAGCTTCAGTAAAAGCTAATGAGCCTAGACCAGCCTGTTGTTTAGCTTGTTGAAAATAAGGAGCAGAGCTACTTAAATCAGGAGTGGTAGCCAAACCTTGCCTACCTAAAGCTGCTAAACCAGTAAGAGCTTCCTGTTGCTCACTAGAAAAGTCAGCAAGTCTTGGACCTGTAAACTGTTCAAAGGGAGCTAGTTGCTGTATAGTATCTCCTGTCTCTGGGTCTGTAGTGTCCTCAAAGAACTGCGCTCTTCCAGCTTCTAACACATCTTGGATAAAAGGTTTCGTTAAATCAAAACCTTCATTTGTTAGTGCTTGAGCCGATACAGCAGTCGGTCCAGTTCCGAACTGTCCTGTTGAACCACCAAAAACATTTGCTAATACACCCATTCTATTTCTCCATTAACTCATTAATGATTGAAGAGCTTTACCACCATCCATCTCTGGTGGTTGCTTATCTCTACCATACTTCTTTTGTCTAAAGTCTGCAATAAATTTATCCATATCATCTGCACCATCATCAGGATTACCATTCCCAAGCATAGCCATAACATCAGCAGGTACAACATATTCTTTAGGTGACACCGCTAAAAGACCACCACCTTTAATTCCCATTATTTGATTGTCTTCCATACCATGACCATCACCACCCACTATACCTTCAAAGTCTGGCTGACCTCCATGCCCAAGAGATACAAGACCTCCCTGTGCAGCAGCTACAAACTGTGTGGGACCAAAGAACTCAAAGCCACCACCCTCAATAGCTCTACGTCTAGCCTCTGCTGCTGTAAGACCAGCACCACCTGTACCAAACTCACCAGATGCTCTACGTCTTGCTACTCGTCTACGAGCAATAGGTTCAGGTACACCACTCTCAATAAGTCTCTGTGCTTCCCGTTCCTGTGCAAGACGTTGAAGTTCAACAGCATCTACAAGACTTGTAGCTTCAACAGAAGATAAACTTCTACCAAAATCACCAAAATCTAACTCACTACCAAATTCTTTAGCAGCATCTAAATAATTTTTTTCTCTAAAAGATGATCTAGCTTCAGAGAATCTATCAAAAGATTCAGGGGTTACAAACTGCTTATTTGCAATAGCTTCTGCTCTAGCAATTCGTTGTGCTTGATCTAAAGAAGGATCAAGAATTGCATCCGAAGGTTTAGCTGCTTCAATAAATGCCCTTGTTTGGACAGGAGTTGCTTGTGTAAATCCGGTTGCTTGTGTAATTTGATCTGGAGAAAGACTTTGTATTTCTCTACCTAATCTTAATAATTCTTTGGGAGTTACATCTTGTTGAGTTAAAAGTGCTTGTAATTTTTGGTTTTGAAGTTGAATTTGTTGAGGAGGAGCCCCCGACGCTGCATCAAAATCAGCTAAAGTAATAGTATCACCAAGATCATCACCAAAGTCTTGCTTACTAATAGTCTTAATATAATCTTGTTCAGCCGAAAGACCTTTTAAATAGTTAGCTCTAGCAGCTTCACCTAACGCTCTAGCTTCAGCGGTTCTAGTACCCTTATCTTTATCAATACCAAAAACTTCATTACCACTACCAAGAAACTCTCTTAACTTACTACCACCATACTGCATTCCACCAGAAACAATGCCAGCAGATAAAGCATCACTAGGACTTCTAAATGGTAATGAACCCAAAGCTGTACCAGTACCAGATAAGATTGCTTGACTTGCTGCAGGACCAACAAATTGTCCAAATGCTGTACCCCCAAAAGCAGGACCAGCAATAGCAGGTAACGCAACAGAAGCAATTGCAGGAATTAAGTTTTCTGGTTTAAAATAATTTTTAACAGAAGCTTTAACCGTATCATATACATCACCTAAGAAATACTCAGGCAATCCAGTATCAGGATTAACAGACATTAATCCAGAGTTACGAAGCCTATTAACTTCTGGCTTTGTCATATGTACAAGTTCAGTATCTCCTCCTCTACCCTGTAGAGCAAGAAGAGAAGCTATCCCACTTTGGGGTGCTTGTCTATTAATAAATACTGCCATAGTTCCTTACCTGCTGTGGTTGTGCATAGAATGATGCTGGTTGCATTGCATTAGTATAATAATTAGTTGATCTTAATCCACCGGGTTGTTGCTGTCCTGAGATAAACTGTTGTGGTCTTTGAGTAGGAATAGTCTCTTCCGGCATAGCCATTCCCTTATTTACCACATCAAGAAGTGTTGGTTCTTTGTTAATTAAATCTTGAATACCACCACCTGTTTGTGCAAAAATCCTACCGGGTGTAAAGTTAAAAGGTCTTCTTGTTATTCTAGATGTACCAGATGCTGAAGACTGTACCTCATTCTGTGGTCTAACCTCAAGAGGATTTTGTTGTACAACAGATGCAAGTCCCGTTAATCTATCTAATCCATCAGGTTCTCCAAAACCAGTGTCAGTACCAGTATTACTAACACCAGAAGTTGATACACTTGGACCAGTATTAGACGGACCTAAACCAATTGAACTAGTTACAGCATCTATAGCCTCAGATTTTGCAGCATTTATTCCTTGCCCTAAAGTATCTAAAGATGTCTGTGCATCTCTTGAAAAAGTACCAATAACATTAGCGACTTGTTCTACAGGATTAGACCTATTTAAACCTAAAGTATTCTCTTTATCTACTAGCCCAATCAACTCTCTACCTAAAAAACCAGCAAAAGGATTAATAACATCTACTACATCTGCTATAAGTTCAGGAAAACTACGATCAACAAGCTCATTAAATCTATTAAAAGTAAAACCTAAAAACTCTCTATCGCCTAGTCCAAGATCACCCGGTCCTCTTGTAGATTTACCTCCAAATGGATCAGCTTCAAACCCGATAGTAGGATCACCAAATTCACCGGGATCAAGACCAGCCAGAGGGTCATCAGGAACTGTATCATCAACAATACCCATATCATCTGCAGGAGTACCAAAATCTTCTGGACTAGTAATACCCGTATCATCTGCAGGAGTACCAAAATCAGTGGGCGCTGTAGCCATAGCATTCTCAAAATCTGCAGCAGAACCACCATCGCCGCCGCCGGGACCACCACCAGCACCTGCAAAACAAATAAACTTATGTAGTTCTTTATCTATATAATCCCAAGGCTCATCAAAATTTAAAAAAGAATTTAAACTATCAGACCAGATATTATTTTGTTTTAACTCAATCATTGCTTCACCCAATTAATAAAATTACCCGCTAAATCTAGTTCCCACCATTTAACTTTGTTAGTATATTTATG